CGAGGAACTGCTCGAAATCGCCGCTGGACGGGCCAAGGTTGTCGACGGCGAGGTGCAGGAATGAGGGTGTACGTGGAAGACTTGGGTTATCTGATCCACATCAACGTAGCGGGTCGCTGGTTTAAGTTCCGAAGCCCCGTGCCTTTCAAGCTCGGTTCGTGGCGCTTCTTGCTGAAAAGGTGGTTCAAATGAGGAAAGCCAAGCCAGTAAAGCTCGGAGACCTCGAACCGAAGCCTATCCCCGCTCCTGAGCCGCCCCCTATGGCCTCACCAGAGGCCGTAGAAGCGCTTTTCCCGCCGTTACCCACACCAACCCCCGTCGAAGCCCCCAAAGAGCGCTCTGAAGCCTCCCAGCAGGCCGCCGAAGAGGCGTACCAGCTCCCCTACGAGCCGCCCACGTTCGATTTTCAGCACGCGGCAGGCTCCCCGGAGCAGGAACTGGCCCAGCGCGAGCTGTGTCGGCGTCGCCTGCTGCCCTTCATCCAGCGTTTTCGACCCAAATACAATGCTGGATGGGTACACGCGGACATCTGCCGACGCCTTGAGCGCTTCATGCGTCAGGTCGAGCGCGGGGAGGAGCCTCGCCTGCTGCTGATGTGCCCACCGCGCTCGGGAAAGTCGGAAATTGGCTCGCGCCACTTCGCCCCGTGGATGCTCGGCCAGCACCCGGACTGGGAAATCATCGCTGCAAGCCACACGTCATCCCTGTCGATGAGCTTTTCGCGGTACATCCGTGACCTCATGCGCAACCCGGCGTACGGTGCGGTCTTCCCCGATGCCGTGTTGGACCCGTCAAGCCAGTCGACGGAGAACTGGAACCTCACGCGAGGCGGCGGCTACCTCGCGGCGGGCGTGGGCACGGGTATTACGGGCCGCGGTGCGCACGTTCTGCTACTCGATGACTTGGTGAAGGACATCGAGGCGGCGGACTCCATCACGATCCGGGACAACACCTGGGAGTGGTACTTGTCCACCGCTTACACCCGTCTCGCGCCGGGCGGGGGCGTGATCGGAATTATGACATGGTGGTCGGCAGACGACTGGGCAGGCCGCATCCAGGAAGCCATGAACGCGGGTGACGGCGACAAGTTCGAGATCGTGCGCTACCCAGCCATCAACGAGTACGGTGACGAGTACGTGCTCGAAGACGACAGCATCGTGGAGATTCAGCCCGGTCGCCTCGTACCGGCAGGCGCACGCATGACGCGCCAGCAGGGCACGGCGATCCACCCGGCGCGCTACACCACCGAGGCGATGCTGCGCATCAAGCGCAACCTCATCGCAGGCGGTCAGAAGCGCGTGTGGGACGCGCTCTACCAGCAGAACCCTGTGCCCGACGAGGGCAACTTCTTCAACAAGGAGATGTTCCGCTACTACGGCTCGCCGCCCGCCAGAAGCGAGCTGTACGTCTACCAAGCGTGGGACTTCGCCATCTCGGAAGGGAAGGAGTCGGACTACACCGTGGGCGTGTGCGTCGGCCAGGACCACTACGACAACCTGTACATCCTCGACGTGCGCCGGTTTCGCTCGGGTGACGGCGGCTACATCATCGACGAGATTCTGGACTTCGCCGCGACATGGAATGCGGACGTGCTCGGGTTCGAGGACGGGCAGATTTGGAAGGCCATCGAGTTCCAGTTCCAGAAGCGCTGCGAGGAACGCCGTCAGTACCCGTCTTACGAGCTGTTGAAGCCGCTCACTGACAAGATGGTGCGGGCGAACCCGTTGAAGGGGCGCATGCAGCTCGGCAAGGTGTTCTTCGACAAGCACGCGCCGTACTTCACCGACCTGCACAAGGAGTTCCTGCACTTCCCCGCTGGCAAGCACGATGACCAAGTCGACGCCGTGTCCTGGACCATACGTCTCACGCTCTCACGTTCTGCGCCCAAGCGTGAGATCAAGGAGCCGAAGATGCCGAGCTGGCGCGACCGCCTCAAGGTCGGGTATAAAGGGGACACTTCCCACATGGCGTCATAACTCACATGGCTAAAGCGAAGCAGAAAACCCGAGTCGCGGTCGACCTCCGTCTTGTCGAACCCACTCAACCCCCGCTCCCGAGCAAGAAAGCAGCCGCACCGCTAGTGCCTCAGACCGAGGCTCAGCGGTGTTTTCTTTCCAGCCTGCGCACCAACACGCTCACCATCGTGCGCGGCTCAGCCGGGACGGGGAAGACCTACGTGGCGCTGGCCTACGCCGCCGAGCTGCTGCGCAACCACGAGATTGAGCGCATCATCCTCACTCGCCCGCTCGTCGGTGTGGACGGGGAAGAGTCCAAGATCGGCGCGCTTCCCGGCACGCTCCAGGAGAAGTTGCAGTTCTGGGCCATGCCGATGGTGGACGTGCTCATCGAGCGGCTGGGCAAAGGTGCGTTCGACTACTTCCTCCAGCACGACAGGATTCGCATCGCGCCGCTGACCTACCTGCGCGGCTCCAGCTTCAACGACTGCTACATCCACTGCACCGAGGCACAGAACACCACGCCTGCCCAGGTCGAGATGCTGCTCACCCGCGTCGGTGAGAACGCTCAGGTGGTGCTCGACGGAGACCCGAAGCAGTCGGACTTGAAGAAGCGCAACGGCCTGGAAGACGCCCTCATGCGCCTCGAAGACATGGCTGACGTGGGCACCATCACCTTCACCAAGGACGACGTGGTGCGCTCTGGTTTTTGCCAGAATGTCATCGAGCGGTACGCGGTCGCGTAACACAAACTCTCATGATCTGCTAGACTCTGACGAAATTTCACCGAGGTCTCATCATGGTTGGCGAGTTTGTCATGAAGGCTCTGCATGCGCGGACCAACGCGCATGTTCTGCATCTGAAGTCCCGCAGTTACGCGCGCCACGTCGCGCTCGGGGACTTCTACGACGCGCTCGTCGACCTGCTTGACGGCTACGTCGAGGCGTACCAGGGGGCGTTCGGCATCATCGAGGACTACCCCGGTCGCTACACCCACGTAGACGACCCGGTGAAGCTGGTCGAGGGGCTGTGCGAGCACATCGACAACAACGCCGAGGCGCTGAGCGCGGGTGAGTCCTCCCTGAAGAACATCCTCGACGAGCTGTGCGCGCTGTGCCAGCAGACGAGCTACAAGCTGCGGTTCCTGAAATGACGCGTGGTATGAAGGACGACACCGCCCTCGCCCATGAGATGTGGTATCGCTACGCGTACTGCCGTGACAACGGTCACTTGCAGTTCGTAGCGAAGGCTGACCAGTGCGACAAATTCTTCGCCGGAGACCAGTGGGACCCGGCAGACGTGGCGAAGCTGAAAGAAGCGCGCCGCCCAGCCATCACCATCAACAAGATTCTGTCGACCATCGGCACCGTGCTCGGTGAGCAGATTCAGAACCGCGTCGAAGTGCTGTTTCGCCCCGCCAGCGGCTCGCCCGCAGAGGTGGCCGAGGCGCTGACGAAGGTCTGGATGCAGATCGCGCAGAACAACCAGCTTCCGTGGGTGCGCAGCGACGTGTTTGCCGATGGCATCATTCGCGGTCGGGGGTTCTACGACGTGCGCCTGGGGTTCAACGACTCCATGACGGGCGAGGTGAAGATCGAACAGCTCAACAGCAAGAACGTGGTCATCGACCCGGATGCCGAGGAGTACGACCCCGACAGTTGGGCAGACGCGTTCATCACCAAGTGGATGACGAACACCGACATTGCGATCCTGTACGGCGAGGACGCCGCCAAGGAGCTGTCTACCAAGGAAGGCAGTGCCTTCATGTACGGCTACGACAGCGTGGACCGCTACCGCGACCGCTTCAGCCAGCAGCAGTTCGACGCCTACAACCACCTGAACTACTACGAAGACAACGAGGTTCGCCGCAAGCTGCGCGTGATCGAGCGCCAGTACCGCAAGCTCGACAACCAGCTTCACTTCGTCGACATCGAGACGGGTGACATGCGCCCGGTGCCCGAGAGCTGGGACCGGAACCGCATCGCGGACGTGCTCGCCAAGGCAGGCGGTACGCTCAACACCACGAAGAAGGTGGTCAAGCGCATTCGCTGGACGACCAGCGCGGACAACCTGATCCTCAACGACGAGTGGAGTCCCTACAAGCACTTCACCGTCGTGCCGTACTTCCCGTACTTCCGCTATGGCCGCACCATCGGTCTGGTCGAGAACCTGATCGGGCCGCAGGAGATTCTGAACAAGGTCTCCAG